TACCATGAAGCCACAGCGTCTCGGTGTCCGTGTCTTTGTTCCTGGTGAGCGTGGCTCTGGCTGCGTGTACCGTGTAAAGACCATCATGGTCAACCGTGTTGAGTTCAACCAGATTCAGAAGTGGAAGGTTTTGGGCTATCAGTCCAAGTCATCCATGGTTCTGTCTCGCTATTCCCATCGCGTCTACATTCGTCATGCAAAGTGATTTCGACTACGTGATCGAACAGCTCGATTACGCAAAGGAACAACTAGCAATGGCTGATGATCTCTACTCTAAAGATGTATGGGGCAGCCGTTGTGATCAGCTGGAAGCTACCTTGTCAGACATGCTTGGTAGTCTTAACATTCTCTAATCACTCAGCCCAATCCCAGCCTGGGCTTAAGGATGCTGGCTTTTCTTTGCTGTTCCACTCATGAAACGCAAACAACTCTCATTCACAGAGACAGAGCTGAGCATCATCATTGATGCTTTGCACAACCAATGGTGGGTTCGTTATGATCCCAAGGTTGAGCCAACTGTTGCTGATCATCACAAGTTGATGCAGCGTATTGTTGAAGCTTCTATTGCTGTGAATACAGATGCTTAAGTCACTCATCACGCCATTGGTTGGCATTGCTATTACATGGGCAGTGCTTGCACCAATAGCGCTTATGGTTGAGCACAACAAACACAACCCTAGCACCAAATCATTCCGTCTTATGTAACAGTCATGGCAAGAACTGATCCATTTGGCAACCGCATTGATGAGGTCATGGAGTGGGACGCCACTGATGATCTTACTGAGTACACCATTAAGGATGGATTCGCAGCTGCTGCCACCTGGGATCTACCTGAGGCATTCGCATGCATCGTTCGTTCTACAGGCAAGAACGGCAAGATCACTGAGAAAGCCTATCGTTCACCAGCTGCAGCGCACAAGCATCTGCTCAAGCTGATGGATGAGGAGGCTGACGAGGTAACTGTCCTTACTGATGACACCATCTCCATGCCTATCCTATGAACCCATCCGACCTTGCTGATCTCCTCTACTATGAGGGGTTTGATGTTGACTATGGCTCAGGTCATATCAACACTGAGTTACAAGGCGTATCCAATGACGTCTTAATTATCCTTGCTGCTCTGGGTAAGCTTGAGGTCCGTCGTGATCTTGAGGGTAACCCAGAGTATTTTATTCCGCACCTCCACATCGGGAACATGCAGCAGTATTGCCAATCATTTCCTGAGGATCCACAATGTAAATGTTATGATGTCTGATCTTACGCAAGCACAGATCGAAGCACTGACTGAACACGAATACTCTCTTTTCCTAGCTTATGGCGACACCTTCCGAGATCAACAAACAATTCCTGCTCGAAAAGGAAGCGATCTCGTGTGGGAAAGAGAAGCTACACGCCTCATTGAAGAAGTTGGAGGAGAAAAGCTATGCATCAGCTAGTGTCTATGGCGCAGCTAGCATCAGCTCAGCTCTTCCTTCTGTAATCAAGAGCATTGAAGATCAGTTCCACAAACTTCGTAAGGGTAATGCAGGGCAGTACTACAAGCCCGTTGCTAAGTACCTCGATAACCTTGAGCCGTTAGCTATTGCTACCATTGCTTTGAAGGTTACGTTTGACAATGTGTTTAGTATGAAGCGCAATGCTGACTTACTAACCAATGTCCTTACGTCCATAGGCTCAGCACTTGAGGCTGAGTGTAAGTTTAGGTGGTACCGACAGGCAGCTCCTGAGTTGTTCAAGTACATGCAAGACAAATACTTCCATGAGTCTTGTGGTACTCATCAGAAGATGTCCATTGCTAACCTGATCTTCAATCGACATGACATCCAGTGGGATGCATGGTCAATCAAGACACGTGCTGCCCTTGGTGGTTGGTGTCTTGAGCGAGTCATGGAACAGACTGGGTGGTTCATGAAGTACACTGAAAAGACAGGCAAACGTGCTGTCTGTCGCCTCATTCCCACACCCCAGTTCATTGAGATCCGTGAACAACTCATCAACACAGCTGAGATGTTCAGTGGCATCCCTTGGCCTATGCTTGTTGAACCAAACGATTGGACTAACGAACGTATGGGTGGGTACCTGACGAATGAGTTAATGCGTGGTCATGAACTGACTCGTCGTGGTAATCCGACACTAAAACACGGGAACACTCCAATCCAATTTCTGAACAAGCTTCAGAAGGTGAAGCACCGTGTCAATACTCATGTGTTGAGTGTGGCGAGACACTTCAAAGAACGTGGCGTGAAGGTTGGGAAGTTCATCCCAATCAGTGAGGCATTCAAACCTCCTCGTCCACCAGCAGCAGATGAGGATCCTCTAGCTCATCAAGCGTGGAAACGTGAGATGGCTGAGGCATACAATGCTGATCGTCTTAACTTCAAGAGATCAGTAAGAACAAGAACTCAGTTGGAAGCAGCTGAGAAGTTCAAGGATGAGGAGTACTATCTTTGTTGGTCATTTGACTACAGAGGTAGAGCGTATCCAATTCCTGCTTATCTCACACCACAAGATACTGACTTTGGTAAGAGCCTGATAAGGTTTGCTGATGAGTCATTTGTCAACGATGATGCTGAGCTGTGGCTAGCATTCCAAGTAGCAACAACCTATGGGTTGGACAAAGCTACGATGGATGAGCGCATTGCTTGGGTCAATGACAACTATGACTTGATCACAAAGATCGCTATTGATCCCATTGATAGTCTTCCTGATTGGGAGAGTGTCGAAGAACCATGGCAATTCATGGCAGCATGTCATGAGTACTACCACTGTTGTATTGAGTGTGATAAGCAATTCACTGGTCTAATGGTTGCTGTTGATGCAACCTGTTCTGGTCTACAGATCCTTGCTGGTCTTGCTAAGGATGCGTCTACTGCATCGTTGGTCAATGTGTGTCCTGGTGATAAACCAAGTGATGCATACAAGGCTGTTGCTGAGGAAGCCAAGAAGTATCTCCCTCCTGAGATGCATGACTGGATGACCAGAAAGACAACCAAACGCACCGTGATGACAATCCCATACAACGCTACTAAATCAAGCTCTCGTGTCTACATACGTGAAGCTTTGAAGGAGCAGGGATTTGAGCCAACACCTGATCAAGTAACTCAGGTCGTTGATGCTGTCTACCAAAGCATGGATGCTATTGTTCCTGGTCCTATGCGTGTCATGCGTTGGATCAAGAAACATGTGGGTCAATACATTAGGAATGGTGCTTCTGAAGTTGAGTGGTCTACACCCTCTGGGTTTGTAGTCAATCAGCAGAGGAACAAGCGAGAGACTGAACGTCTTAACCTTCAGCTGTTAGGTGCTACTCAAGTTACCTTGTCAGTTGGAGAGGGAGACCCTTGTCCTACTCGTCACAAGTCCAGCACTGCTCCTAATCTGATCCACTCACTTGATGCGTCCATCCTTCATGAAACCTTTCAGAAGTTCAATGGACCATTTACAGTCATCCATGACTCGGTGCTTTGCCGAGCAACTGATATGGGAACACTCAATCAACTCGTGCGAGAAACCTACACGGACATCTTCACGAGAGATTGCTGGCTCACCAAGTTTGGTCAAGCTGTTAACGCAGCAGAGCCACCGCCCATCGTCGGAACATTAGACCCTGAGGTTGTCGAAGAGTCAACCTACTTTTTCTGCTAATCCACCATCATCAAATGACTACCCACGTCACTAAAGAGCCTGTCGTACTGGATGGCTACCAAGCTATCCTAAAGCCATCTGAGTATGGCTACACCCTCACTGCTTTGCTTCCTAAGGACATCATCAGTGTTCTTGAGGATGAGCGAGAGGGTGGTCTTGAATGGGCTCGTAACAAAGCCAAGAACCCTAAGCGTACTACCGTCAACCCAGAGCCCTGGGAAGAGGTCAGTGGTGACATGTACCAGTGTAAGTTCCGTTGGAAAGCGGAAGACAAGCTGATCCCTGTCATCGTTGACACAGAAGGTACCAAGATCACAGATCCCAACCTGCCCCTGTACAGTGGTAGTAAGGTGAAGCTGGCTTTCGTTCAGAAGCCCTACACCCTGCCTGCTGGCAACATTGGTACCTCTCTCAAGCTTAAAGCCATTCAGGTTGTCAGCTTGAACACAGGTGCTGGTGTCCAAGACAGCGGCGACCTTGACGCTGAGAGTGCTACTGAGCTGTTTGGTACGACCAAAGGCTTCAAGACCTCTGAGCCCAACCCTGAGGCTGCTCCTGCCTCTGTTAACATCGACGAAGACTTCTGATTCCCACCATGCCCCTACTCGACACCAACACCACCTACAACGAAGAGCTTGGTCTCTTTGAGATGACCGCTACTCTGACTCTGCCTCCGATCACTGTCACCCGTTCTAAGAAGGACAAGAGTGACTTCCGCTACGACATTCAGCGTGCATTCACTGATGTTGTTGAGCAAGTGATTGAAGGGGAAATCTGATGCGTAGCCGCTTGGAAGAGCAGGTGGCTGAGTTGTTGGATAGTTTGAACATTGAATACGGCTATGAGCCTGACAAGTTCAACTATGTCATTGAGGCTAAATACACCCCCGACTTCAAAGTTGGGGACATTTACCTTGAGACAAAGGGTTTCTTCAAACCAGCTGATCGTCGTAAGATGTTAGCTGTTAAGAAATCTAACCCTGACCTTGATGTTCGCCTGGTCTTCCAAGCGCCTTACAATAAGATCAGTAAGAACTCTAAAACCACCTACGCCATGTGGGCTGAAAAGAACGGCTTCATGTGGTGTCCTTACTACGACATCCCTCGTGATTGGTTAAATGAGACCAAAAAAGAAACCTCTTAACGGCAAGATTTTCCTCAGCAAGAAGAAGAAGAGCCGTCGCCCACCCAAAGGTGCTAAGCCTTACCGTGGGCAAGGTCGTCGATGAAAGACAACGACAGTGAGTTTCAACGTCATGAGCCTTGCACCAGTTGTGGTAGTAGTGATGCTCTTGCCCGTTACACTGACGGTCATGCTTTCTGTTTTTCCTGCGGTGCCTACGAGCACGCAGAAGACGACGACAACCACCATCATCAAACCACCTACCGCCGTGCCATGATTAAAGGCGATCCTGTACGCTTATCCAAGCGTGGTTTGTCAGAAGAGATCTGCCGCAAGTTTCGTATCCACAAAGATGGAGACGAGCTGCGGTTTCATTATTTTGACTCTTCTGGTCAGATTTGCGGAGCCAAGGTCAAAACCAAGGACAAATCCTTTCGATGGGAAGGTAAGAACACTGATCACCAGTTGTTCGGTCAACACCTGTTTCCAGACAAAGGCACCCGTCTGACCATTTATGAAGGAGAGCTAGACGCAGCATCAGGCTATGCTGCAATGCCTACTTGGCCTCATGTGTCCCTACCTGATGGGGCTCAGAGTGCTAAGCGTGCATTGCAACGAGTCATGCCGTTGCTGCAGAGTTATGAAGAGATTGTTCTTTTCTTTGACAACGACGAGCCAGGCAGGAAAGCTGCTGAAGAGTGTGCTCAACTCTTGCCACCAGGTAAGGTTAAGATTGCACGCATGGAGAAGTACAAAGATGCTTCAGATGCCTTGCAAGCTTGTGACTCGGAAGTCATACGCCGTGCTGTT